TGCCGCGAACCCACTGGCCGAATGCATATGCTTTGAAGTCAGCCTCAGCCTTTGGTCCAGGGAATGGATTTCGGACAACACTGCCGGACTTCCATGGCTCAGACTTTGGCGCTTCGGATGCGACAGGAGCAGGGACATTCCCAAACTCGCGGAGCATGTCGATGCGCTCAGAGAGAGACTTTGCAGATGCGTGAAGGCGATTAGCTTCGGACATGTCGCCGCCGTTGATGAGGACTTCTTTTGCAGCTGCGATTGTGGATTGTCGCTGTGCTTCGAGTTGTTCAATGTTCATTAGGATAACTCCAGGATCATGAGCTGGCGGAGGAGAGCGTTCTTCGCTTCGTCCACTTCGCTCGGTTGGTCGACGATGGTTACATCTTCGCTCGACGCTTCATCCCGAAGCTCGGACCAGATGGTTTTTGCGAATCTTAGCGACTCGCTACGTGAGAGACGAACTGCATCCCGCAGACGTCGCTCCACTTCTCGAATGGATGTCGGACGCTCGTGCTTCGACTTCATGCTTTGCGCTTCCGCTGCCGGATCCTTCACTTTACTATTCAGTTCCTTCGCACGAACTGCGAATGCATCGATGATGGCATCCACATGTCCACTGCCGAGTCCACTGTCATATGCAGCTGTAACACCTGCACAGAGACGCTCGTAGAGCGCCTCAAGTCCTTCATGGACCATTTCCTTGTCAAGGTCGCCGTAGACGTTCTCGACGAAGGTTGCAACGTCTTCGCCAGGTGCGACTGGAATCATCATCTCTTCTTCTTCCATGCCATAACCTCCATGTCGCCATACATGTCTTTTAGACTTTTGACCATGTTCATCGGTTCCGCTGGTGTCGGTGTGAGCGAAGCCTCACCGATCGGCCAGCGTGTGATTTCGTAGCGGCCATCAGCCATCTTCTTCCGCTCGACCATGTGACCCGTGGCGCCGCTGGAATATCCAAGCTTGCCAGACTTCGCGAGTTCCTGGATCATCTTCTGATACTGGTCAGCCATCTCGACCTGGCTCTCATACCAGAGACCCTTGTCGTCCATGGTGATGTAGCCGGTTCCGATGCGTGACTTCCCGACCTGTTTGTCCTGGCCGTGATGGTAATACAGGTTCATCGGCACACGCTCGCCAGACTTCATCGGTCGACCGAAGTCAGTGCTCGATGTGAAATAGTCGCCCTCGAGGTCGGCGCCACCGAAGCGCACCAGGTAACCACGCACGCGACCGCTGTCATCTGCTTTGATTGCATCACCGAAGGATACCAAAGTCTGCATCATAACTCCTTGACCGGCACGACCACGGCCTGTGGTCCCCACTCATTATTCGGCACCACTTTGCCAAATGCACTGAGAGGTGTGCCTGTCTCCCACAAACGATACCGCGAAGGTCCAAGGACCTGCCGACGTTCCGCTTCACTTAGCATGCGAAACTGTTCCTCTTTGGTCGGAAGTTCTTCCGGTTCATCAAAACTGCCTGGCGGCAGTCCTGCGAGTTCAGCATACGTCGGTGTGATTGGAATCACCGTACACCTACAGTTTGGATGCGAAGGAACGACATCTGCAACAGGATTCGGATCACCATGAAGCGACCAGCACACAGGACACACGTTCACATCACCCGCTGAGATGCGACGCCAGCCACGAACGATGCTCAGGTTCGCCTCGAAGGTCTGTCGCTGTGCTTCGCGATTGGCACGAATCATCTCTGTTCGTGCGATGGTAGCAGCTCGTGAAGGCGCGAGAGTTTCGTACGTCCTCGACATCCTTCGTGCGACCTGGAGCGGATTGAGACCCTGGGCGATGCCGATAGTGACATGGTCCAAAGCAAATGGACCGATGGCCTCGAACAGCAGACCGAGCGGTGAGCCGTCAGCAGCGAAGCCGACCACGTTCGTGATTGCTTCGACAGGGAGCCGGTTCCACATCAGATCAGCGGTGAGCGACACCGACGAAGGAACACCCGCGACTGCTCGCACGAGATCCTCCTGGATGTCAAGCGACAGCTGTATGGCGCGTCGTTGTCCGTTCGTTGCGATGTCAGTAGCCTGTGGCGCCCATCGTGCGACTTCATCGGCCATCTGCACATTGAGCGCCTCGAGGCGGAGCATGTACTCGGAGAGACCACTGATGTCCTCACCTGCTGCCTGTGCTTCCTCGATGGCGGCTGTCACCGCTTCGAGGCGCTGGAGGTTGTCAGCCTGGAGAACACCGTACGTCCTGCTCATCTCAGCGAGAGCAGCGTTCTCACGGTATCGGAGCTTGTTCCTGTAGCTCTCGTTGACTTGATAGATGTCAGGCATCGGTGTCAGTCAACTCGTACCCGTAGTATGGATGGTACGACTTCCCGTTCTCCTTCGGTGCCATGCGCTTGAGGATCTCTTTGCGCGCAGCTGTCGACCATCTGTAACCAGCATCGCCACCCCATGCGGCCCATGCGACACGACCAGCGGACGGATAACCATCCTCACCTGGTCGGAATCCTTCCGCTTGTTTGTCTACTTCGTGACGTCTGAAAAAGGAGTACATGCGAAGGACGGTCGACTCACTGAGCTTCTCGCCATCGATGATTTGATTCGCCCTGGCCCATGCGACAGCGGTCCCGCCATCACGACCAGCATCACGCCACTCGATGGCGCGCTGTGCTTCCTCCTTCATCTCTTTGGAGGGAAAGAACTTCAGTCCTGGCTCAGATGCATCGTCGAATGCCTTCGTCTCTTCCTGGCGCACCGTGACAGGCAACAGGCCGAGGTGCTGGATACTGTTCAGGCCAACAGCCTGGAGTGCCGCTTCTGGTTCAAAACCAGCACGAATCAAAGCACCGGCAGCACCGACCAGCTTCGCCGTTTCGTCGGCAGTTCGAGCTGTCGAGACAGGCGCAGCATCAGGGACCAGAAGTTCCTGCGCGCCGATCTGCACAGGGACAGCGGTTGGGTGATAATAGCCTTCGTCATCGTCTGAAGGCGTCACACCAGCGACACGCTTCGCGGTTGCGAGATCCACGATGCCAGACTTATACAATCTTTCAGCTCTCTCTGCGTCCTCATTGAGATCCGCTTGAAGCGCCGGAACATTGCTTACATCAAACTCTAGATAATCGCCTGGCTGCGTCTCTTCGTAGTCTGGGAGCAGTGCGATAGTGAGCGCTTCGCTCATCTGACGCATAAGCGGAATCATGCCATCAGTCCAGGCGCTTCGCGTTGCTTGCTCGAGGTTCGAGTATGTTGCGCGCTCGAGGCCGCTGCCGAGCTGGAGGACCAGCGGATTGAGTCCGAGAGCTGCACACACGCGCTCTTCCGGTTTGCGGCGAATCTCATCGAACGCCATCTCGGATGGTTTGTGTGATACCTGCTCGACCTTGAACGGGCCAGTCATCACCAGCACACTGCCGGCATTGTCGCCGGTGAAGTCCTGTTGAAGTTTGCGTTTCGTCTGTCTGGCGTCGTCTTCGCTGAGGTCTTCGACACCGCCCTTGTAGTCTGGTCCGACCATGATGCTTGGCATACCACCGTTGCGGACCATGCCGAATGCAGCTGATGCAGCGACGTTGTCGGTGGCGATCTCACGAAGGACCGAAGTGACAGGAGAGCGCCCGAAGCGACTGTCCTGCGGATCTCGACCATAGCGGATGTGAATCAAGTCCTCGAGCGCGATGTCGTACGAAGTTCCATCGACCGTGTACTGGTATTTCACCAACGGATTGACCTTGTTACCGACTGGACGCATCATGTCAGCCGCCAGGTATTGCAGACCAACGACACGACCAGAGACGCGGACCTTGCGGAAATAGGCGTTTCCGAGCAGCTGGTAGTCAGGGAGAATCCACGACCACACGAGCGAAGGCGGAACGTTCGGTGTTGGCTGTGCGAGCAGCTGCAAGATCGGGTGATCTGCGACTGTCTCGACCTGTCCATCTGGCATCGGTCGACGGACAACAGGAACACCCTGGCTCCAGTTCCGGATGTACCAGTCCATGCCGATCGCGACGATGCTGTTCAGCATCAGGTCGCCAGCTTGGTTGCGCCAGTTGAAACTCGAGCCTGGAAGGTTGCGTGTCAGCAGGGACCAAAAGTCGCCGTTCCCAGTGCCAGTGAAATAGGACGTTTGGCGCTGGATCAGCGGTGGCGGAAGCAGCGCGGACGGTGATGCGGTTGCTTTTCCGAGAAGTTTGTCAAAGAGTCCCATATGACTATTGTGTTCCTATCATGTGCTAGACTGCACCCCACCCACCGCCACGGCCCACGAGCTCGTCGTAGGCGTCAGTCAAAGCGTCGACGATGTCGTCATTCTTCCCCAGGGGGAATGTTCGCATCTCATCTAGTAGTGTACGGTTCCAGTCAGCCGCGACCATGTACACGTTGCCACCAGCGACCTGACTCGCGAACGGTTCAGCGCGCACATCCTTCGATCCGGTCACCGGCAGGACTGTCACAGCACTTCCATGTAACAGCCGAAGCATGTGCATGGCTTGACTCTTGCCAGCCTGACCAGGATCCTGCGGTAGTCGAATCCGAATGCCACGGCCATCGAGAGCAGCTGTCTGCCGTATAACTTTATCGCGTTGGTCGGTGTCGTACTGACCTCTCACGACATCGAGGATCCAGATGCGACCATCAGCATCACGGCCCATCTTGACCCCGACCGTGTAGTCACCACTTCCAGCTGTCGCTGCAAGGTCCCAGGCGCGGGACATCTTCGCGCAGTTTGGCATGGCATGCTCGATGGTGATCCGGTCTGACTTGAAGAAACTTCCCTCACGAGGTGTCGGATGTTGCTGGTACAAAGCACTCCACCCGTAGTCTCCGGAGTTCGCGACCATGACCTCTTTGATGCGTCCGAGTTCCTTGACGTCATAGCGCTCTGGCCACAAAGCTTCGCCAGGCATTCGACCGATCTGGTCCTTCTCCTCCGCGATGGCTGGAAGGTTCAGCACGGTCCATCGATGAGGTTCCGAACTGATTGCGCGAGCGGTGATGTCGTCGTGATGCCACCTGGTCGAGACGATGATGAGAGCGCCCTTCGGTTCGAGCCTCGTGTATAGATCGTCGGTGTACCAGTCCCATGCTTTGTCACGATAAAGCGCGGACTCAGCATCCTCTCGACTCCTGATCGGGTCATCGATGATAATGCGCTTGAAGCCGACACCGGTCGGAGGTGAACCAACACCACGCGCCATGAAGGTTCCCCCCTCCGGTAAGCTCCACTCATCCTGTGCGGCGTTGTCCTTCGCGAGCTTAGTCCTGGACGAAACGATCTGTCTTGACTTCCTCGAGAAGCGCCTCGCGATGCGCTCATTGTAGCCAGTGACCAGGACGTTCGCGGACGGGTCTCGCTCGATGCAATAGGCGCCGTAGCGGACGGTGACTGTCTCTGTTTTGCCATGACGTGGCGGCATGTGGATCGCGAGTCTGTCGATCTCACCACGCTCCACAGCGTCAAGGTGTGAAGCGATGGCGATGAGATGCCGAGCAGTAAACGACCAGCCATTCGGGAGCGTCTCTCGAAGGTAGTCGAGATAACAGAGAGCCGTCTGAGCGCTAGTCTTCGTTTGGGCCTTCGGCGGCTGCGGAGAGAAGTTGAACCGAGAAGTTTGCAATCTTTTCATAGAGAGCTGCAATCTGTGCTGCACTTTGTCCATTGATGTACCTCTCGCTTTGTGTCGTCCTGGCGATGACCTGAAGTGCCTTCAGATTGTCCTCGAGGACAGAGGCCAGCAGATCATCAAGCGACGCCGCTGGTGCTTTAGGGTTAGCGACAGTTTCCGACACGTCGAAAACCATCGATGTGTTCAAGACCTTGGATGCCATACGGTCCCGAATCGTGATGATGGTGGTTCTCGGTAAACCGTAAAGCCGAGAGACAACGGTCGGTGTTTTACCAGCGATGAGAGCTGCTTCAACCTGTGCAATTGTTTCTTCGTCGTATAGTTGTGGGCGTGCCATGATTTTATTCTGTCTCTTCCTGGCGCACTCTGCGCCTGTAGTGCAGCTGTCCGTGGCATAAGTAGCACAGGACCTGCACATCCTCCATCAGCTCACCACCGAGTCTGATGTAGGTGATGTGATGGACATCGAGCTTGTACCCGTCATCCTGTCGACGGCCACACTGCTCGCATGTTCTACAGCTGCGTTCGAGCGCCTTCGTCCTGATGTCCTGCCACCGTTGCGATCGCATGTACTTACGACGATAGTCGCGCCATGCCTCATCGACCTGGTCACTGGACGCTCCGATGGCCTTGAGCAGCAGGTAGGTGTTGGACCATGGTTTCGCCATGATGGTCTTTATGATGTTGTCCGTGTCCATGTGATCTCATCCTTGACCGGGTGATCCTCGCCCCACATCCAGTCAGTCGCAAAAAGCGACTCAGGGTCCAGTGTGAGACCTTGTAGAGTCTTCGACTCTGTCCCGGTGTGCATCACGAATGCCTCAAAAAGGTCGGAATATCGGATGTACACATCATGATCGAAGCATACGCGTGTGATCGGTTTGCCATGCATCAAGGGTTGAATAACTTCAGAGAACTTCATTCGATCACCGTCCAATCTCTCGCCAGGACATCATTGCCTGATAAAGTTGCGAAGCCCTTGCATCGCCAAACATTCGCGCCATCGAGCTCGTAGCGCATGAGTGCAGATTCCACCAGCTGTATCTTAAATCGAGCGCCATCACGCCACACAGGACGTCCTGCGCGCACGTCTGTCATGATTGACTCGAAGCTCTTACGGCCACCATGATTGTTTTGTTTCTTCCCGATGGATTCCTGGAACTCCACACGCAGTGCCGGTTCTGACATCAGCCACCTGTTGAGCATCATCGTCGGAAAACCAACCGATGCAGCTGCATTACTACGACTCTCACCGCTTGCAATCAGTTCGGCCCACTTGACCACGATCGCGGTCTTTTCATCGAGCGAGATGTATGGGTCCATTTTCTTGACTACCCTGTCTGGCTTTTCTTCATTGATCCATCGCTGGACTGTCCCGCGTGTCATCTTCATGATCTGCGCGGTTCGACTGATGCTGTTACCAGCAGTTCTGAGTTCCTTGATTTGCACCAGGAGTTGTGTTCGCTCCTCGAGCTTTGTGTTCTTCGACATTGATTCTCCCCTTCAAAGTAAAAGACCAGGCACACCGTTCGGATGATGTGCCTGGTTCGTCAGCGAGTCGTTGGCAACCGGGAGATGGTTACTCG